CAGGCTCACCCATAGCCTCAACCAGACTGACTTCATCCGTGGATGGATAGTTATGGTTACATGGGTAAGTCTGAGGATGCCACAGCGTGGCTCCGAGGACTTACGTCTGCAAAAACACTGGCACCGCGTAGCGGTGGGCTGCCGTAGGCAGCAGGTCTGCGAGCCTGCGAGCAGACCCCAGGGTTTTTAACCGACGTGTGACTGTCGTATGTATAGTGTTTTTATATATTTCTGTTACAGATACAGGGGAATATATACGGTTTATATAACATTTTGGTAACGTTTATAACAATTTGGTAAATTGTTGTCCGCTTTTGTATTTTGGACGGATTAGTATATAGTGAGGGGTCTTTTAGACCCCGAACATGGTTTACTTATATGAGCCCCCTAAAGGGGCTCATCTAGATGGTTTTATTATTGTTACATTGGTGTATATATTGTTGTTACACAGTTAGTGTTTATTAATGCGGGGGCGTCTGTTTTATGGCAAAGTTTCAATCTGGTGCCCAGCATCCTTTAATCAAGGACACTGTTGAGGCTAAGACCAAAGTGCTATCCCATGTTAGGGAAGGCATTAGTGTTAAGCAGGCCATGGGCCTTGTGGGTAGACAAGAAGGCACCCTACGCCAATGGTTATCCAGGGATGCTAAGTTTGCCTCTGCGTTAGAAGACGCTAAAGAAGAGGGCGCCACCAGGGATTTGAGTGGTGACAAGTTTTCTTTTGAGTTTGCTGAGTTTTCAAAAAATTTTTTGAACAGTAGTGTGTTCCCTCATCAACAGAATTGGGTTGATGTTTTGGAGGGTCGTACCCCTTCTTGGTTGCATCCGTCTATGACGTATGAGCCTTCTGATGATAAGACTCGTTTGTTAATTAATGTGCCCCCTGAGCATGCCAAGTCGACTACGATTACTGTTAATTATTCGACTTACAAGATTTGTATGGACCCTGACAATACTCGTATTATTGTTATTTCTAAAACCCTGACTAAGGCTCAGGAGTTTGTTTATTCTATTAAGCAACGTTTGACTCATCCTATGTGGGCTAAGATGCAGGCAACTTATGCCCCTCCTGGTGGTTGGCGTGAGGATGCTGATTCTTGGAAAGCCAACGCTATTACTCTTTCTCGTAACTCTACCGAAAAAGACCCTACTGTTCAGGCTTTGGGTATTGGTGGTCAAGTATATGGTGCCCGCGCTAACTTGATTATTCTTGATGACTGTGTGACTGGTGCTAACGCACATGAGTGGGAAAAGCAACTTGAGTGGATTCAGAAAGAAGTTATTACTCGTCTAGATGATGAGGGTGTGCTTCTAGTGTTGGGTACACGCTTTGCTGCCAATGACCTTTACCGTGAGATTAGAAGCCCTAAGCATTGGTCTAATGGTAAGTCTCCGTTTACATATTTTGCTATGCCAGCAGTTTTAGAGTTTAAGGATAGCCCAAAAGATTGGGTTACTCTTTGGCCTAAGACTGACCAGAAGTCTGGTTCTAAAGAACCAAACGCTGAAGGTCTTTACAATAAATGGGACGGTCCAGCCCTTTATAGAAGACGTGGTGAAGTAACTCCGTCTACTTGGGCTTTGGTTTACCAGCAACAAGACATTCAAGAAAATTCAATTTTTTCCCCTGTCTGTGTTCAAGGTTCTATTAATGGTATGCGCCGTGTAGGTCCTTTACGTCCAAATGTTTTAGGTCACCCACAAGGTGGAGACTTTTACACTATTATGGGTATTGACCCTGCTATGACAGGTAACACTGCAGCAGTTGTTATGGCTTTTGAACGTGGTACTCAGAAACGTTATATTCTTGATGTTCACAATATGCGAGACCCTGACCCCCAAAAAATTCGGGCGCTCATGGAAGACTGGGTTAACAAGTACCCTATTAATGAGATGCGTATAGAAATTAACGCACATCAAAAATCTTATGCTTTAGACACTGAACTGAACCAATATTTTGCTTCACGTGGTGTACAGATTCGTTCCCATTACACAAGTAAGAACAAGTGGGATGAAACTTTTGGTGTTGCAGGTATGGCTGCTTTGTTTGGAACTGTACGTGATGGTAAACATCAAGACGACAGTTTGATTGAACTACCATCCTCTGAGAACAATGAGCACGTTAAAGCGTTAATTAACCAGTTGATTACTTGGGATGCAAACGCACGAAAGTCTCAAAAGACTGATTGTGTTATGGCTTTGTGGTTTTGTGAGATTAGGGCTAAGGAATTAGTTCAACAATCAGGTTTTATGCAAACACATATAGAAAACAGATATACAACAAGACGTGGTGTTAATCAACGTGGTGTTGTTAATTTAGATGAACTAGCAGCACAACAGTATTCTCAATTATATTATTAGGAGTTTGAATGGCACTTGATGTGCAGCAGATAGCGGATAAAGTTGAAGGTCTCCGCCGCCGCTACAGCGAACGTGATAGCCGTATGCAAAACGTTCTTTCTGTTCGACGCGGAAGAATAGAATCAATTTTCCCAGACTTTTTCCCTGAAGGTATGACAACACCAATGATTGCTAACTTCATTGATGTTGCTGCTAAAGATTTGGCGGAAGTACTTGCCCCACTTCCTTCTTTTAATTGCTCAACGGCAAACGTAAATTCTGACCGCGCCAAAAGCGCTGCAGAGAAAAGAACAATGATTGCTAACTATTATGTTCAATCATCGCGTCTACAGACGCAAATGTATACTGGGGCTGACTGGTACCTGACATATGGCTTTTTGCCAATCGTAATAGAATTAGATGCCGAAAACAGCCAGCCTCGTATACGTATAGATAATCCAATGGGTGCTTACCCAGAGTTTGACCGCTTTGGTCGCGTTATTTCTTACACACACAGATATCAAAAAACTGTTGCAGAGTTAGTTGCAGAGTTCCCTGAATACGCTAGTCAAATTATTGGACCTCAAGGTTACAAGAGTGTTGACATGTATTCAATGCTTGAACTTGTTCGATATGAAGATAAAGAACAAATAATTGTTTTTCTACCACAACGCTCAAATCTTCCATTATCTGTTGTTGAAAATCCTACTGGTGAAATATTAGTACGTGTTGCACGTAAACCAAGTATTGATGATGAGACACGTGGACAGTTTGATGATGTTATTTGGGTTCAACTTGCCAGAGCACGTTTCGCTTTTCTTGCCCTTGAAGCGGCAGAGAAAAGCGTACAAGCACCTCTTGCGTTACCTAATGATGTTCAAGAACTTGCTTTTGGTCCAGATGCTGTGTTGCGTTCTCAAAACCCACAGCAAATCCGCAGAGTCGGATTGGAATTACCAACTGCAGCATTTACAGAACAATCATTATTACAGCAAGAAATGCGTTTGGGCGCACGATATCCAGAAGGTCGCTCAGGCAACATTGATGCCAGCATCATTACTGGACAAGGCGTCCAAGCGTTACTTGGTGCATTTGATTCACAAATCAAAGCAGGTCAACAAGTACTTGCACAAACACTTGAAGATGTTGTTTCTCTCTGTTTACGTTTAGATGAAAAGATTTTCCCATTCGAAAGAACAGTTCGTGGGTACAATGATGGTTCCCCATATGAACTTAAATACAATCCAACTAAAGACATCAAAGGTGATTACACCGTTGAGGTACGTTACGGATTAATGGCAGGGTTAGACCCTAGCCGTGCACTTATATTCTCACTTCAAGCACTTGGTGGAGATTTAGTTTCTCGCGAATTTGTAATGAGTGAACTACCTTGGTCTGTTAACGTTGCCAAGGAACAAGAACGCATAGATATTCAACGTATGCGTGATAATTTAAATAAAGCAGTTAGCGCTGCTGCTGGGGCTTTACCTGAAATGATTGCAACAGGTCAAGATGTTTCAACTTTGTTAAATAAATTTGCTGACATTATTGAAAAAAGACGTGATGGTATATCAATTGAAAATGCTGTTAAAGAAGCATTCCAACCAGAACAACCTGAACCTACTCCAGCAGGCACAGAAAATCCAGAACAAGTTGCAGCGCAACCGTCCCCTGTCGGCGCTCCTTCGGCTGGTCCTGCTGGAGCCCTTCCTCCAGATTTAACCGCAATTATGGGACAGTTAGCAGGATAAAATGACAAAGCGCACACACCCTGACTATGTAAAGATGTTTCAGGATTCGTTAAACGGCTTTGTTCAAGACTTACATCCAATGGGTGCTATGGCAACAGGCGTTATAACAGTTGTTGAAATGATTGATTCCGAAGGAAGATATTTTTTACACGTATTAGATGACGGTAAGTCTCCGATTTGGAAACTTAAAGGAATGCTAGACGCAGCACACATTCAACTAGATGATAAAGAATTTGATGAGGACGAAGATTAATGGCAATTAGAGAACAAGTATCAGGTCCTGGTAGTAATTCAAAGAGAACTGATTTAAATGTTTCTAGACAACCAGCAAGATATATGTCTGGTGGTTCTTATGGTGAAGGTCAAGAACTTATGGGTCTTCAACAAGGTGCAACTATGGCTGGTCCAACTCCAAATATGGTTGGCGGTGGACGTGGTGGTATGTCTAAACCTATTTCTTCTTTCGCTGCAACATCCCCAATTACTCAACTTACTGCACCAACTGAAAGACCAAATGAACCACAAACTGCTGGTATGCCTTTTGGTCCTGGAACAAATTTTATAAGTCTTCCACCAAGTAATCAAAGAACTCCTGCAAATGTAGCAACTGAAATGTTAAATAATCCACAAGTGCAAGACATTGCAGGTGTTGCTGATATTTTTATGGCAATGGAAGGTCAAGGCAAAGGTTTTGGGTATTAATGTCTCGGATACCAGGATGGAATCCACCAGAACCTTTTAGACCTGCTGGTAATCAATATTTACCAGAATTAGCAGTAGCGTCTTATCGCGCTAATTTGCCAGAAAAAGATTTACAACAAATTAATACTTGGAGTAAACTCTATGACAAACATAGAGAATTACTTAAGATGGACAACAAAGATGCTAACGAAGAATTTCTTCAACTTGATGACGGTATTCAAGAAGCATTAAAAAGTACTTTTGATAATCCTGATTATTTAAATAAACCAAGCAACTGGACAATATTAGGAACAATAGGTTCCCTTGCTAAAAAAACAATTCAATCACCTTTCACTGGTGCTTTCAAAGCATTGCAAGGTTACAGTCAAGCATTAACTGGAACTGTTGGTGGAACACTTACTTATGCTAAGCAAACAGGTCAATACACACCAAGCATGCTTAACTTCTGGTCTGATGACTGGGATGGCAAACGTATATGGAACGTTGAATATACAAAAAAATTAGAAGAAACATACGGTCCAGGTATGTCTGCTTTAGCAAAAGGTTTAGTAACAGGATGGACACCTGGTCGAGTAATTGAAGAAGCAGGTGGGGTGACACCTGAACTTGAACGTGCTTTATCTTTCATGCAAGAAAACCCACAAGACTTTGCTGACATTCTTGGTGATTATCGCAGAGCACAAGTAAGTCCTGGTAGAGAAGTTGCCAGAAGACAAATGCGTTTATCTCCTGATGCACCTTTGGCTGAAGAAAAAGTTTTTGACAGAATTTCTGGAACATATGATGCAACGTTTCAAATTATTTATGGAACTTTATTTAAAAAAGGTATTGCACCTGAATTAGCAGTTCCTAAAGTATTTGAATTTGATGAAGTTAAAAAAGTATGGGACGGCATACCTGATGTAACTCCTGGTCTTGGACCGTTGTTAAAACAGTTTAGAGAAGGCGCACCAGAAGTTAGAACAAGAGTTATGACTTCTATTGCCCAAAATTATCCTGCATATAACAATGATGCTATTGTTCGTAAACTTGCTTTCGGTGGCATTGAAGACTCAAAATCTGCTGCACAATATTTTACTAACACACAACATGCTTTAGATTTGTTTAGTGGTAAATCTAACAGCATGATGTTCTATAGAACTAACAATGTTGTTACCGCAACTAAGTCTTCACTATGGGCTAACTCAATTCGTAAATCAATTGGTGACATATTCAGTAGTAGACTTAAAGGTACAACAGATGTTAATCTTTTTGAAGCAATCCAAAAAACAGATAACGTTGTTGATACCGCATATCTTGAAGGTAAATACATTGAAGTTGGTGGGGACCTTTCTAAAGCGATAGCACGTATTTCTGATTTAAGACAATCTGACCCATTGTTTATATTTGCTGCAGAAAAAATGAAAACATTTTCTTCAAAAGTAAATAAACTTGCATCTCGTGCACCACTTGGTAGACCAATCTTTACAGATGACAAGATGGTTGGGGAAACATTAAATACTTTCAGAGATACAGCACGTTTAGTTTTACCTAAAG